TGATTTGCAATCTTTTCTAACGTATTACTCATATTATCTTATACTCCTTTGTCTGCCTGCCCTAGTTCTACTTACAGCAGGTTTGACGATTCCTTTCCCTTTTGTTTGTTTACTATAATTGTTCTGAAGTCTTTCAATATAAGGGACAGTATTGACCAACTTCACTTTCTTATCTAATGAACGCTTTGTCCAACCCCTTCTCGCTCTACCACTTCTGACAGGTGTGGCTGATTTCAAGTTGGATAATAGGTCAGTTGAAAAACCTTCCAATTCCTTCTTGACTTTGTTCCGCACACTGTCTGCAGTGACTTTCGCGGGAGGGGTTAGACGCACGTTAAACATTAACTTGTAAGAGTTCTTGTTAATGCACCTGTTCCTTGGAAAGAAATTGATGCCTCAACTGCTCCGTCAAAGTTTGAAGTAATTGAATGACCTGTAATCACAACGTCACCCACAAGTTTGATACCTGTAGATTCGCCTGATGGATACAATTCAATCCTTGCTATTGTGTTTGGACTCTCAACGTATTGTAATAAGTTGGTTTGTCCGCCACCGTCATCCGCTCCTTCATCTCTTAGATATACATCTAATGAACCTGAAAATTGAGCGAGGCCTGCCGTATAAGATCTGTTAGTGCTTCCCATAGCGGTAGTTTCAATTGTTTGAACTTCCCTATCAACACTGAAGGATCTAACACTGGCTACTGCCGCTGGTGTGCCACTATTGTCTTCAACGAACTTGATTACTCCACTTTCGCCTGTATAGACGCCTAGATTTGCTCCCATTAGTTTTCTCCTTTATTGTTTAGATCTTTTGGACCTGAAAGATCATTTTCTGAAACAACTTTGACCTCGCCTACCTCAAGTTTTAATTTTGGTAAGTTGGTTTTTGTTTTTCTTTGTTGTTGTTTTACAGGTTCAACGGTCCAACCTGTATCCAAATGTGCTTGGACGTTTAGTCCACGCACCATCTTTGAATTCTTGCCTTTGTATAATTTTACTGCCATTTTAATTTGTCCTTAATCCATTTCCATATCTTCTTTATGTGTTTCATTATAGAACTCCTTTTTTGTATCTGTATGTTACGTCAACCTGCACAACGACTTCACCAAGTGGCAGTTCTCTTTCAACAACTTCAATGCCTGCAACCTGCGTTGTGACGTTGTGTATGTTTGTCGCCGCCAATGTCAAGTCTCTGTTCCTGCTGACTTCTAGTGTTTCTTCTATACGCTCTACTATTTCATTTCTCAATGTGTCAATTTGTGTGCCCCTTACATAACAACGTAGATTGTATCTTATTGTGCCCTGTCTCTCTCCCATAGTGAAATCTTCTCGTGTTTCATCTGCTGTTGTGATCAACACTGCTGGAAATTGTGTGATTGCTAATTTTTGAACGTCAAAGAATTCTCTGCTCACTGCCCCCACGGCAGGATCTGTCATATTCTCTAATTGTGCTTTGATGTTTTTTGCTATATCTTCTCGTGCTGACATTACCTAACCAATCTATTGAAATGGAAAGGCGCTCTCTCTGCTTCTGATATATCTCCTGATGAATCTAGATCATACTCAACACCTACCCTTAAAATTAAATCAAACTCTGTTTCAAATTTCTGTTCGTAGTATTTCATCTTTCTTTCAAAGACGTCAACTTCTTCTTCAAATTTAGAAAGTTTTGGATAGATGTAGTAGGCCAACACGTGATACACAGCCGCCCTAGTGAATTGTGAACTTGTGAGCCTTGATGGACTCAATCTTGTGCTTTCAGTGCCAATAACACTGATGTCAACGGTGCCGTAGTTTGCTTTGGGCCACCAACGGATGTTCAAAAGCCTTATGATGTCATCATAGGATTTCTCGTGGTCAGCATCAAACTCCGCTATGCCGTATTTCTGGATGTCTGGTTCGTATTCAAGTAGGTCTGTGTCTGTCGCGAATGTCGCCATAAAAAGGTCCTTCCTTATATGTTATGTAATTGGTCCTTCCAACTACATCATTATTTAGCGGATATAGAAAAGGCGAGCCTATACAATCCAATGATAGACCCGCCTTCAATTATGAGCAAGAAAAACTATTATAAGTTTTTCGCTCCTTTTACTCTAACCGCATAGTTTGATTTTAACACAGCGTTACCTCTGGCAGTAGTAGCAACATATTCTGTTACCCTTGCTGAAGCATCTCTTTGTGTTTCAACTCTAATTGGTCTTTTTAAGATGTGCCCAAATGCTTGAGGTGAAAAAATACACCCCTGTGCATCTGTAGCCACTGAATCAGCCGCTATCGCTGTAGATTGGAAGATCTTCACGTTGAATAATCTGCCAACATACGCTGATGATGAAATTAATTCATTACCAGTGTTTGATAGTGCGTTACCGTTTGAACTATTGAAACCAGCACCTGCTAATTCTTTAGCAATTCTGAATGCTTGTCCTGGATGAAGCACAGCGAAGTAGTCGCCTGCCGCATCAGTTGGAGCATTTACGTTTCTTAATTTGTAAACGGCTTTTAAGATGTCGTCTGCTGATAATTCAGTTGCGTTGTCTCCAACGTCATCTGAAATGTTTGCTTCTGTGAATAAACCAAAAGCATCAGTGTCTATTTTTTCCGCAATAGCATTGCCAAGTAGCACACCAGTATCGCTTGCCATATTTCTCGCAGTTGATTCTGCTAAAAGGTCTGACACGTCAACTCTAGCGCCAATTTCTGCCGCTGTAATTGTAACGTTACTTGTTGTGATTGCTTCTCCGTCAATGTCTTGTGCTTGTGTTGGTGCGAATGCTGTCGCTTCAGGATATACTGGCACTTGAACCGTTAATCCTGGAGTTCCAGACATATCATACACGTTGAATACAGAACCAGCGATTGATTTTTCTGATGCTGTAAAAATGGCTTCTCTTAAGACATTCGTCAGTAAAGACGAATCACTTGAAGATAAACCCGCTTCTGTCATAGATGATACACCCATCGTATGTTTCTCCTTTTATTGTTAATTTAAGAAACCTACGCAATATTATTGCCAAACAATTTGGCTCTATGTTGCTTGTAGATCTCCCTGTCCTTGGCCTTTGTAAGGTCAAGTTTATCTAAATCAACTTGTTTCACACCTTCTGGGGTTGTATTTGATTGACTGCCTGAACCTGTTGGTCCTGCTTGAACGAAATGTGGATTGGCTTTCAACCAATCTGATACTGCGTTTTCTACATCCAACGGCTCACCTGCTTCCGTGTATCTCGTGTTTCCTGATTTTGGATCTACGATCTCCACTTGGCCTGTTTCTGACATCTTGACTTGATCTCTAACAAGTTTCACAACCTGTTCTGGATTAACTGCCTTGTGTTTGCTTGCCGCATTCAACAGGGCACCATCCACTTTGATCTTCGTCAATTCATCAGTAAGCGTAGATATCTTGGATTGGGCCTTTTCAGCCTGCTCTTTCAATATCTTTTCAAACTCACCCTTCTTCTTCTGTTCCTCAAGTTTAGATTGCTCTTCCTTTTGGATCAGTGAATTGTAGTGCTCAACATCTACTCCAGAAAATTTCTTTGCCACTGATTGTTCGCCTGATAGTCTGGCTGACTTCATTGCGGCATTGAATTGTTCTTTCGTATAAACTGGTTGATTATCAGTTCCCTGCGTTGGATTTTCGTTTTTTGAGTCTTCTGTTACAGGCGCAGTAGTCTGTTCCTTATTGACTTCCAATGTTTCATCACTCATTGCTGTGTTCCTCCATTTGTTTTCAACGCTGGATAACGTCGTTATTGTTATTTATTTAGATGCTAATAGAACATATCGCTATGAGCATCAAGACCCCAAACGCGATAATAATCAGTCTTCTGTAATCTGGATTGGGCATCTCTTAACTTATTTAGGTCCTGTATGAATAATAGTGGTGCTTTTTGGAAACTGAACTGAACACCTTTGTGTAGTCCATTGTTGTCAGGATGATCATAGAGTATGGCGTGGTTAGGATTTTTCCTGTGTGCCTTGGCACATAGGTTTGATAATTTACGTTCTGTTATCTTCCTATTGAAAAAGATGATGACAATATCCAGATTAAAAGTGCTAAAAAGATCACAATACTGATTAACCTGATCCAACACATTGTCTTTCGCAGGAGTGATCTGTATCGTTTTATCTTGTAATACTCTTTTCGCAAAAGGACAGATTGATGTTCCAGTTTCTTTATGAACTTTAGCAACCTGTCCTGCGATCCATTTCTCAATGTCTTTACTTCCTACGTCCACCTTTTTTACGGCCTTTTGAAGTTTTTGACATTTTTGGCTTTCTTCTTCCACCTGTTCCTCTTGGCATTGTCTTCCTCCTTTTTGAAGGTATTACGTTTGTCAATAAAGATCTACCTGTGCTTGTGTCTAACATTTATTGGCTCCTTACCTTCGTTCTTTGATGGAGCATATAACTCCAACAATTCTAGTCCGCGTTTGTGTGCGATGTCTTTCATCTTTATGGTTGCCTTACGTGCCTGTTCAGCATAACGTCTGCTGGGCCTGTCCATAAGTTTCTCCATAGCCTTGAAGTAGTTCATACAAACCACTTTCAATTGTTCGTGCCTTGCTGTTTCTACTGGTTGTCTATAAATGGTTGCTATTGTCATTTCAATTCATCTGGTTGAATACTTGTAAATTGTATTGAATGCCAAGGTGCTATCCTACCGTGGCTATTCCTGTATAGTTCTCCTGTCTGGACGCTTTGTGCGGCCATATATTCTTTGTAGCCATTGCCAAACATTTTCTTTGCTATCACCATCGCTGGTTTCCATTCCTGCCCATTGCGGTAGTATTTCGTGTGGATGCTTTGTTGCCCTTTGGCTTTCTTTACACCTGCCATTACTGTCTACCTCCATTCTCTGATACTCCAGTATGCTGGCGATAGACTTTTCTGACCCTTTACTGCCCGTAGTATTGGTCTGAATCTTGCCAAAAATGATTTTTTTCTTGCTGGTATGTTTTTCTTTATGCTCATACCTGGCTGGCCAAACCTTACAATGTTCACCTTGCCTGTTTTCTGGTTACGCACATAGACTGCTCTTTTCTTTGACGCACCAGGTGTTCTGAATGGTTTGTTTAATGTGACTGTTCTACCTTTATACTTGGCCATTATTTTTTTCTCCGTCTCAAGTCAAGATCGTGTTTACGTGATCCACGTAGAAAACTATTGACCCTGCCCATTGCCCATTGGTTCATACCAACACCAGGTCTTGAACCTGCTGTAAGGAATGCACCCTGTCCACGTCTGTATACTTTACGCAAAGTGGCAAATGTGAATCGTGATTTGTTCGCTTTGCTTTGCAAAGTTTTCCTTGTGGCCGCACTCAATGGTTTTGCTCTACTTTTTCTTTTTGCCAAGTCTTACCCTCCTGTCAATCAATGATTGTGGTATTCTCTTGCCTGCTCTGGCAAGTTTGCTAATTCGTTTTGTTAATGATGCTAGTTGTGAACGTTTGGCACCTGTCACGCCAGACAGATACTTTTTAGGCACACCAGATCTTTTGTCTTTAGGAACTTTCCGTCTCTTCGCCATTGCTATCTCCAAAGAAGTTTTTCATTTCAGGATGTAGTTGCATAATTTGTTCATTAGTGTAACCTTCCTTGATCATATCTCTCATATGTTTTACTAAATCTTCTACTGATGCCATTGGCGGGTGTTGCATATCTAACTTCAACGGTGCTGGCTGTTGCAGTTCAGCAAGTTTGTCTTCGTCAGTCTCAATGATTTCAACCAACTTCTGATCTATAATTTGTTTTATATTTGGATCTGCTGGTTTTGAATCAGCGGCCTTTTTAAGAATATCCATCTCGTAGTTTCTGTCTTTGATGTTGAATATAGTTGGATATTTCACTTCGCCATCCCAGTCTATGCCTTGCCATTGTGCGAACAATCTCCATATCTGTTCTTCTGCCAATTGCAAATGCTTACTTTTTTCTGACAGTTTAGAATCTAGTTGAAGCATTTCTGTTTCTAACCTTATACCACTGCCTTGTCTCTGTTCTACTGCCCTTACACTGCCTAGGTGTGCCATCCTGTCAATCATCTTGACCTTCGTCTCAATTGAATTCAATATCATATCAATTGACTGTCCTGATGGTTGTAGCAACGAAGGACGTAGTCCTGGATCTAATTCGTTTGGCACGTTTATGATTGCGCCTGCTCCCGCACTTGCTTCTGTGTCTATTGTTTTTACAAGAGTGGGGTGTCCGCTGATACGAATTTGCTGTTCAATCTCTGACAGTTCATTGTATATTGCGTTCTGCACATCTGCTATGTCTCCAATGTCACTGATACCAATACCCCTTGTTGGTGATCTCTGTGCATACACCCAGACAGCAGGGATCTTGCCAAGATTATTAGGCATCTCTTGGATTATTTCCAAAGACTCCTGTTTATCTGGGTTGTATTCTTCTAAAAATATTTGATCCTTTGTGAAAGTTCTAACATAGTATCTTGTTGACTTCTGGTATGCTCTCTGTTCTCTTTCAAACAATCTTACCATACTCAATTCATACAATCCGTTTGGTAGTCTTGTGTATTCCCAATCTAGTATGTTTGGTGGAGTGTAGATTGAAGCATAAGGTCTTATGCCTTGTTGTAATTCATCTGCCCTTGTGCCTGCAGGTGTGTTAGGCTTGTCCATTAACACCAAGCAGTGTCCATATATGCTTGATTGGATGTTGACGTCTTTCATAAATGCGTTGAAGTCTCTGCCCTCAAGGTCAGTGTCTTTTATGAATTGGTCAACTTCTGGTAATCCTTCTAGGTTACCTAAAATTCTTTTTGGCTCATTCCTGAACAGGAACGAATTGAAAATGTGTATCACAGACTTGCAATGATTGTCCAGTGGTGTCTGTGCTATCCTTGACATATACTCGTGTGATGATTCCATCACATACTTTGTCAGGTAGTTGCCCATCCTGTATTGTGCACCACCATCATAAGAACGCTGTAGGTAGTCCCATCTGTGTATGTAATTTTGGTATTCTTCGTGGGTTGGAATGCCTTCTAGATTCACGCCACCGTGGTCAATGTTTTTGTTTGTCAAACTATAATCTGCCATTTATGCCTCCTGTTACACCAGTTTGAAAATTGAATCTCTGTGGTGCTTGTTTTTCTGTAGTCCTTGTTATTGGATACAAGAAACTGACCAAATACCCCAAACTATCGTTTGCGTGATCCCAACCTTCATCCTTGGTTGGCAAATTTGTTCCAACCTTGTATGTGTGGCGAATAAGACTATTTATTAGGTTCTTGCAACCTGGGTCTATTACTATGCCACGTATGCCCATCGCATTACACAACTTGCTGTTCACACAATTGATCCTGTCTCTGATACTCATATGTGACCTTGGCATCTTGACCACAAAGCCATTTTCTTGTAATATTAAGGCATCTGTCCTACGAGCAGAACTGGTTCGTCTCTGGCGAGCCGCGGGATCTGGATAGGCAAAAATCCTTTTACCTGGATAACGTCTTAATATTTCTTCACATAGTTCATCTGTGTTTGAACTCCATATCTGTATTTCATCAAACACGTGTATGATATCATTCTTGATGTAAGACACGGTAGCGAACATAGGATTTAGATTGAAATCAATTCCAATTGCCAATGCTGTGACGTCATCTGGTAATGTTATGTTCTTGACGTTGTGTTTCATATCAAAGCCATAGTAGATTATACCTGAATATGTTTCAAATGTTGCTTGGTATTCTTGTCTATAAGTTTTGGCATCAAGATCCTTCTTGGCCTGTTCTATTTCTTCATTGGGCACAAATCCACCTTGCTCTGTTGTGAATTGCCAACTCTGCCAATTTAGATCTGTTGTCTTCTGTCCTTCTTGATAAAGGTCGTGGAACCAATTCAATCCTTTTGGTGTGCCACAGAACAGTGCGTGTCCACCTGTGTCTGATAAAGTGGGTCTCAACACTTCACGCCAAGCGTGTTCTGAAATGTCCGCTGTTTCATCCAGCACCAAAAAGTCAATACCAACACCCCTCAATGAATCAGGATTGTCAGCACCACGCAAACAGATCCTAGATCCATTCTTAAGAAATAGTGTAAGTTCTGCTTCGTTGGCCTTCTTTATCCAATTAAGATCTCCAAGTAGTTTTTTCACCTGTAGCCAAACCACCTGTTTACTCATACGGTAGGATGGACTACAATACCATATAACCTTGTTTGGTATCCTTGCGAAATATGCCATCTGTCTGATAGCCAACGTGGTCTTGCCAAATCGTCTACCTGTGACTAAAACTTTGAATCTTGCGGGATGATCCGCAACTTGTTTTTGCGGTTCTGATAACTTCATTATTGGTCTTCAGGCCAAGGTAAAGGTTCGTTACTCTCCGTCTCTGTAGGTTGATCTTTCTGATCTAGATATTGCTTGCCAAGGAAGATCAACATTCTCACGTCTCTGTCTTTGACTGCTTTTTCATATTGTGCCCTACGTAGACCTTTCTTGCCTTCTGCTCTTCCTCTTTCTATTAGGTCTTTGTATCTTTTCTTAAGGTTGTCAACTGACGTGTCCATAACCATTGCAATCTCTTCGTAACTACACATTATAGACGCAAGTCTAGATATCATTTCTTTGTCTAGTTTGTAGGACTTTGCCATTATAATAATTTCTCCGCTACTTTAATTCTGAATGCTCTTGAATCTGTGTCACCCTGTGATGTGACTATTGTAATTTTAATCGTGTATACATTCTGCACACTGCCGCCAGTGAGTCTAATAAAAACTGTGTTGCCACCTGAAACCGTAATATCTGTTGAAGCATCTGTTGGTAATCTCAACGGTGCAGAATCTCCACTCACCGTGCTGATAGTTGCTGTTGCAGAACTTATGCTGTCAGAACTTTTCAAATAATCTGTAAAGTCTAATCCAAATTGTAGATTTGAATTTGTGTCCTTTACAAAAAATAATCCTTTGTTGTCTCTACGAGCGCCTGTCAAGTTTGCCATTATGCTTCACTCCTTACCCTAGGTGTTGATAGTGCATTTGATATTGGTGGTATTCTCAATTTGATTCTCCTTGTTTCTTCAGGAACTAACACCGTCCTTGTGTCTGCCTTAATCATATTTACTCTATTTTCACTATCTATTAATGTTATTCTATTTTCAACAGGCACTGATATCTGTCTATTTTCAGCAGGAACCTTGATCAAGAAGAAAGGATCTCCTTGGTATATAATCCTTGTGGTTGTAACTTTAACCGTAACAGCCGCAATTGATAGGGACGGTCCGTATATTATGTTTGGATCAAAGTCTGTTGCTGTTGCAACGCTGTTTGACATAACACCAGGTTTTCTTTTCAATCCTGCAAATGTTGCCGCTGTGTGTGTTGCTAATGTTTTGGTTGTGTCAGTGATTGTGCTACCAACGAACGTTGCCACTGTCTGTGTCGCCACAGTAAGGCCAGGGCCGTATTTGATTGCACTGACACTGGCATCAGCAAAAATGCCGCTTAAATTAACTGTGACTTCTATCTTACCTGTGGCACGTGCTTCTGTGACCGCTGACTGAACAACCAACGTGGTTGATGGTAGTGGTATGTTGAAACCAGGTGTTGAAGCAAGGACCACCTGTGAATTGACTGTGACTGGTTGGCCAACCTTGAATGTTGGTGTGAGTGACAACGCACCTTGTGATTTAAATTTGGCTTTTCTGTCCCATACGTCATCAGGCCAGTTGTCCCAACTCGCTTCGTTACCAACCCAAGTGACACTGGCCCAAGTATCCCAAGTGAAATCACCTGTGAAGTCCCAAGTGTATTCACCTTGCTCAAGTGCATATTGTCCTTGTGCATAACCAAGTTCAAAATAAGTGTTAAGATTGAAAGAGTCCCAGTTGTATTCTGTGAACACATCAAAGATCATATTACTGCCAAACGTGCTCTGTGTCTGTGATGCTATTGTTAGGCTGGCAGTTGATAGTTTAAATGCTATAGAACTTGTAAGACTTGTTGATCCATTTATCGTCAAAGGATCCATCCTTACGAAATTTTCTGTTGTGCCTTGTAGGACACTGCTTACCTGTTTTGTCAGTGTTGTGCCAAGTATGAAACTTGGAGTAACAGTCATAGTTGACTGTCCTGCTGACATTGTTGTGGCTGGACATAACTTTCTGTTTGCTGATTGTTCTGTTAGTGTGGTTGTTGTGCTTACACTGGTCTGTCCTATGAAAATATGATTTGCCGCTGACTGGAAATTAACATCCACGGTCATAGGACCAATGGTGTCACCATCCTGTCCGTCTATGTCGTGTGCAAGGGCATACCATCTGTAGATCTGTGATGGCGAAGTGTAGTGGACATCAAACTTTGGTTCAACCTTGATGTTAATGTTGAATATGCCACCACCGTTGTTGTTGAACTGATATTTTATGAATAAGTTGTCTGGGTCTGTGAATTGTTCAAATGGTCGCTGTGTGGCAAATGTGCTTTGTCTTATGTTAATGCCTGCATAGGTTTTGCTTCCAATGTTTGTCTCTACCTGTTGTAAGACATCCTGCCCAATGTAACTGTAACTGCCCTGCAAACCAAGCCTGTCATTGAAAGGCATTGTGAAACTGTTGTTTACTGGTTTTCCATAACGGAATTGCCTTTCTTCCCTGCTGGGAGGAGCACCATTCCATTGCCTACCATTTGATACAGTGATAACGGCGATACCATTGTTGCCAAGACCTCCGCCTGCTGTGTTGGTGCCTGTCTGTGTCACAGTCACACGTGGCCTAAAGGTCATATCGTGCATCCGCAACCAAAGGTTGTCTTTGTCTATGCCATTGTATGCCGCAAAGACATCGTCAGGATTGTCTAGTTTGAATTTGACTATAAGTGTTTGTGTGGCACTTGCCACGCCTGATTGCAATGAACTGCTGAATGACCCATCACCGTTGTCTGTCCAACTTGCACCACTTGGACCATCCAGAGCGGTTGAGTGAACACTCCAGGTTGGTGTTGTGGTTCCTGATCGCCAGCCGCTAGGAGATAGAGTCTGGTTACCAAATTGATTGGTTTCGTATGCTAACCTGGACCTGGTGGTCATTTAAGACCTCCTTACGATAGTGTGATCGTTAGGTTACCTTGTGTTATGGTGAATTGGTCACCTGAACTCACAGTCTTGGATGTAGCCAACTGTCCATAGAACAACACGTTACCGCCTGCTGAGTCATCAAGAATTGCGATGTGCGTCACAGTGTTGCCTGTGCCACCTGCTGAATTGTAGTTTGCTGTTGCCACAGGAAATTCAACTGTTGTGTCAGATGAAATTGAACCTGTTTGAGCACTAGCAAATCCAACAGATTTCCTAATGTATGATCCGTTGTTGATTTCGTAGTATCCCCAGTCTGCTGTTGTTGATGTTGAACTAGTTCCTGATTCTAGAGCCGTTGACAAAGCAGTGTTGTTTCCACCACTGGCAAACAAGCCAACGTAGACAGTGTTTTCTGCTGTGAAAGGCGCTGTGCCGTGATTTAATACGTGATCTAGAAGTTTTGATTCTAGATAATTGCTAGCCGCGTCTGACATAATTGTTTTCTCCTTTGTAATATTACAATGTTATTTATTTGTTATGCTTGTATCAATCTCATCTTGGTTGTGCCATAAGTCAGGATCGCACCTGAACTACCCCACCTGTGTAGCCTAACTTCTTCATTGCTACTAGGTAGGTTTTCTGAAAAATTTAATACCTCTGAAAGTGTGTTTGTAGAATGCACATATTTCAATACTACGATTCGTGTGTTGCCAGGATCATAACCAGCAAACAAGAACACGTCGTTGGTTGCTCCAACGAAACAACAAGTTCCTGATGTGTCACCGCCTGTGCTGAAGTTTGACACTGTGACAATGTTTGATCTCTCCACGCTTGAGTCACCTGCTTTGTATGTGTCAAACACAAATTTGTTTGAAGAACCACCGCCTTCTCTCCTGATGAATATGGCTATGTCGTTGAACGATACGTCGTTGAATGGCGGTGTCGCAAAGATATCAAGTTCATATGAATTAGAACCAAAGTTAGTGCTGTTGGCTGTGTCAAACTGTGACATCGTCTGGCTGTTGGTTGGCGAACCTGAAAATAGTGTTGGTGTCTGACTGCCTGCAGTGCCAAGGTCAATTTTATATGGTTGTAGTTTTTGTGCAGTGCCAAAAGTATCATTTAGAAAGAAAGGTGTGTCGTTGTCAACAAATCCTGGCACGCCGTGTAGATCGCCATAGAAATATATGCCGTTGCTGGAACTTTCAGTTGATACCGTTGGTGTTGTTTCAAAATGATTGCCTGATGTTTCTATTGTCTCGCCAAGTTTTTGCGTTCTGATGTTGTTGTAGCCTGTGCTGTCAGCCGTCCTTGACACGAATATTGGTGTGTTGTGCATAGTTCTGTTGGCAGTTCCTGTTGCATCAGTGTGTGAAACCGTTGAACCTGAAATGCTGAATATGTGATATTTGTTGCTTTGGTTGTCTTTGCCATCATACAACACCTTGCCGTTCTGTAAGGGTGCCACCAATCCGTATTTTGAAAGTGCCCTATAATTGCTGGTGCCAACATCATTGATTATTATGTTGCCCTGGCTGGTGATTGACAGTGTGCCAGAATTGTTCCGCATCACGTCATATTGAATTTTGTCTGCTGTAGAGCCACCACTGTCAAGTGCGGAAACCATCACACCATACTCGTCGTTGAATGGTGCGAATCCTATGAAATGATTGACTGCCGCATTCCTTGTGAATGTGTGGTCGTTGCTACCGTCCCAGCCAACAAATGAATTGGCACCCGTGGCTGTTGTGTCCTGTGCTAAAATGCTTTTTGCGAATCCTATTGGCATAGTTCTCCTACGCGAATGCTTTGGCTATGGTTGCTATCTTGTTGGTGCCATCGTTGAATATGGTCACAACGTCTATGGCATTGGCGTCTGTTGAAAGTGTTGGTGTGCCACCCGCGAACTTGACGGAAGTGAAAGCACCTGTCCTTGAACCTGTGCCATCCTGTGTGATGATTATCGTCACACTGCCACCTGTTGGTAGATTTGAGATCGTGAATGTCGTGCTGTGTGCCAGTGTCACTGTGTGGACACTTGCCAAT